AAATTTTATTATTTATCAAATTAGTAACTTTATATATTATACCAAAGTCACTCATCGTTTTCAGTATTATCTAATTCTATATCGTCAGATTCTAAAGATGCTACTTTTTGATCAGTAGTTTTTTGTGGATTAGTAGTCTTTTTTAATTTAGTTTGATTTTTTTTAGTAGGTGTTTGTGGTTGTTTAGTTTTTGCTGGTTTGCCTTTAGGCCTACCATCAGATGGCGCTCCAATAGGACCACCTTGAGTTGGTTGTGTTTTAGCTTTTTGCCATGGAGATCCTATTATTCCAAATATACCAGATTTTACAAGCGGAAATTCTTTTTCCATAGTAGACAACTCAGTAGAATAGTCAAATCCTAATTCTTCCAACGCAGTTCTATAACTTAGCATTCTTCTATCCACTAATTGAGATAATATACCCATATACATTATAGTATCTCTAAGTACACTATCATCCCATCTAATCTTAGGAAATCTATCAAATTTCATAGCTTCGGCTATTTGTCTATATTCATTATATATCCAACGAGTTACTTGATTTCTAGCATAGGATATTTCTTCTTGCAAACCTTTTATTAAGAGCTGAGCTGTAGCAACACTTAAATCAGATGCCCCATCTATTAAAGCTCTAGAAATAGCTAGACCGCCTGTTAAATCTTCATTCACTTGTTTATACTTTTCTTGCCCTAAAATAGTACCTATTTCTGGAGATACTATCTTTTCAACCTTAAGAGTATGATTCCATATCACGTCGAACGATTTTCCAGGCGTATTAAATAATTCTGCCACCGCTGATAATTCAGTCTGAGAAGTAACTGGATATTCATCATTTCCTATAGTTATCTTTAATATATAATTTGTTATACCATCTAAAGTACTAATATCTGCATCTTTTAAACTTTTTTTATATTCTAATGAATCAAATATTCTAAAAATTCTAGGTTTAGCATATCTTTCATAAGGCATCTTTTTATATGTTATAAATCCTACCAACCTAGAATCTAATATATAATCTTTTCCTTCTTTTATAGCAGCCCTAAAATCAGCAGGCAACAATTTTATTAAATCCTTTTCTTCAATAGTTAAATCTCCTGGTTTTTTAGAAATCAGTTTTTTTAATTCATCGGGTGGTTTTAAAGATACATTAACTTTATCAAAAAGTAAATTTCCTTCTATATTAACAAGCAGTGGATTTAATACAGTGTAAGCAGCTGGTAAGCTATTTTTAGACCATATTTTTTTCTTAGCTGCCAAATCACTACTTACTTTATCAACTTTTTTAATTTTTTTTCCAGGAATTGGAGAAATATAAGAAACTCTAGGTTGATAATTAGCTAAAACCTTATATGTAGTTACATGTCCAGTTTTAAAAAAATCTAAAAAGATCCATTCTAATATTTCTAAAAATTTAACATCAAAAGCCCACATATCAAAAAAATAACGAATATCATCATCATCTATATCATTCTCAAAACCTTTACATGCTAAATTACTTAATAAATTAATAGTAGAACCTACCAGAGGATCTGTATAATAATAAGTAATAGCTGCTTTAAAAACATCACTAGCTGCCATAGACATAGGATCTTTTTTTGCTAAATCCAAAAAAGTTCTATCTAATGTAGTTCTAGTTATTACCGACGCACTAGCTGATCTTGTTTTTGGTATTACTCCCCCTTTTTCTAAAAAAGCCAATGTTTTGGCTTTTGGCTCCAGATAAAAAACAGAAGTTCCCTTGTCTTTATCTATTTCCAAAGCTTTTAATCCCAACTCAGGATATTTTTTTTTTAAATCAGCTGTTATATCATTAATTTTTTTACTAGTCATTATAAAAAACCTCTTATATTAATATACTTCCTGCATCTCCTGAAACTGTTGTGGGATCAGATGTAGTTAAAATGTATTTTTGGTAATCTTTTTTACCAATTAATTCGTCTGGAGAAGCATAAGGCAAAGGGCCACTTCTATGTCTAGTATAATCCATTTGCCAACAATTAGTACCAGATAAAGGAGTTTCTATAGGATTCCACCAATTTGTTGCTATAAAATCTATATCTCCACTCATTTATATCCTCCTCAGATGTTACAAAAATCAAATTATTTATAATACTTTAAAAATATATCTAATAAACAAAAGGTTAGTTAATTATTTAATTCTTCTTTTACCTTTTAATATTGCAGCAGATGTATCAGATGATGCTGTAAAATATGATTTATTATCTTTAGAAATAGAAGTCAATAAATTCCAAGTTGCGTTTGGGGAATGCTCTCTCACAAAACCTGAATCATTGTGTAATATTGGAGCAGCTTCTTCCTCCAACTCTTTGGATACCAACCTAGCACCATGAGCAGCTAATATTAAAGCTGAATATAAATCTTTATTTTGTCCTTTTTTTGGAGTATCAAAATGCAAAGCACCACCTTGTGTTTGAGTAACTACTATGTTTAACATTTGCCCTTTTAATTTTCTAACATTTATATAAAGCTCTTCCAAAATATCTATTGATGTTAGTGGTGGCTCAGGAAAAATAATACTTTTATCTTCTAACATAGATAAGGTTGTAAAATTAGCATCAGATATCCAATTAGGATTAAAATTAACTATTTCTAAAATGTGTCTTCCTTTTAATAATAACTTATCAACATCACCTCTATCAATTATAGGCTCATGCCCATCGTATCCCTCTTCCAATAAATCCATTATAGCTTTTCCGCCGCCGCCTTTATCCATAAATAATCTTATTATATTATAAGAATCACACAATGATTGTATAATATTAGTTAATTCTTGGGTAGTTTTCTTTTTCAATTCCAGAATATTAACAATTTTATTTTGTTTACCCATTTTTAAAACAACAATACCACAACTAGCGTTTCCTCCTTGACTAGGATCTATGCCAAGTATATAATTATAACCAACAGTTCCATTAGTTTCTATGGTAAAACCACTTCCTAATGTACAACTTTCTAATAATGAGGCTTTAAAAAATCCTTCTGAATCAGATATCATTTTAGCTTCATATTCCATTTTAAATTCATGATCAGACATAACACGTTTAGCTTCTTCAACATTATTTCTATCTAGAAATCCCTCTGGCAAATCTGTATATGGTATTTGCCACACTATATAACTAGATTTTTCTTTATGAACATCCATCTGTTTCCAATAATCCATCATACGTCTCCACATATGATTAAATTTATAAAATCCAGAAGAAGTCATAATTATTTTATTTATTGAATCGCTATCAAAATCATCTTCTATGGCCAACCCTGATTCTATCAATTTTTTTTGTTTTTCTAACTTTCTTACATTTTCCATTGGTTCTAAAACAGTGGCTGTCATCGGTCTCAATACCAAATCTACAATTTTATCTGGAACTTGTGCCAACTCATCAACACACAATAAATAAAAACGAGACCCTCTAATTTTAGAACCATCAATACCTAAAGGTAGTGCCTCTATATATGAACTATTCACACCACCTACAGATTTAAATCTAAGATAACAGGTATCTGAACCACGAACTGGTTTTTTTGCGCAAGCATCCCGTAATATTGTAGATTTAGAATACATTCTTTCAATTTCAGAAAAAATAGTTTTTGAATTGTGGTTTATAAAACCATTTGCCCAATAACAAGATTCTTTTTCAACTTCAACATCTATTGTAGAAGCAAAAAAATAATAAGATTCAACCATTTTTACAAAATGTAAATCTAAATCAATAATTTTTTTTAATTTAATATAGTCATCGTTTTTAAAATTTATTTCATCAGCATATTCAAGCAATTGTTTTATTTTAAAAACACAAAAATCTGTTTGTCTATATTTTTTATATTTGTTTGTATAATAATCTAAAGATAGATGTGATACTTTTGATTTGATGTGTGTTTGGCACATTACAGCAAGTCTTCTTACAAGCTCTCGTGTATTAGGAACAACATTACTAAAATCACATTCTTTTTTTATATTATGTAAATAATCATCTAGTTTTAATTGTTTTCTATCCAAAGCAAAACCAATACATTCCTTAAATTTCTTTATATTATCAATTCCTGTTATTCTTAAAGCATAACATTCTTTACAATTGGACGTTTTACATCTTCCAGGAAATTTTATTTTATGGGCAAAATCCTTAATCCTGATGACCGAAAAAATACCAATGTTTAATAAAACACCCTGTAATTCTTTACATAATTTATTACTAACAGAGGTATATTCAATGGTACATGACTTATATTTTTTATTATTTATAGTATAGCAACAACCATCTGTATCCATTAAACCTTTTATAAAATAACAAAAACATTCTTTATTTGCCTTTTTTATAATATCAGGAATACATTTTTCAGATGCTGTTTTATCCATCATTCCTATATGTTTAAAAAAATACCAAAGCATTTTATTATGTATTTCTACTCTAAAAACACCATTTACTTCTCTTATTTTTTTGAACACAGCTTTATAATCAAATATATTATTTACAATATTTGTATAAGTATTTATGAGATTTATATCGGCACTATAAAAACATACTAAATAATCTTTTTTTTCATTATCAGAATTTTCTATACACCCATCACCACAAAGCAACCCTAATAAATAGGCTAAATCTGTGGTTATGGTATTAGGAATGTTTATTTTATTAATAGAGTTATTTTTATCTATGAACTTAAAATCAGATATCCTATCATTATTCCCAAAATAATTAAATCCCTTTTTTATAACTATATAATCTTTATTAGTTATATTTTGTAAATCCTTAAATTCCAATTCACAATTATCATTAAGAATAAGAACTGCATGATCTACAGTACCAGATAATTCAAAACCTTTTGTTGTTTTTATCCATCTACAAGCCCGCTCGTTGTTTTGCCACTTACTCAAAATAGTATTTTGTGTTTCTAATGATTGTATTTGCGTAATCCCTGGAATAACGGACTCATAAAATTCTTTGGTATTAGATTTCATACCAGAAGAAGTCCAAAATATATCATGATTATTTGAATTTAATAATATGCTTTGTCTGAATACAGGGCCAATTAAACCAACCCTATAACCTGGATATAATAAACTACTCAATGTAGCTAGTAATCCTAATAAATAAGTTTTACCAGATCCTCTGGAAGCAACAACAATGGCATAACTTCTAAACCACATATCTTCAAAAACCAATCTTTGTATTGGAGCTAGATCAACACCTAGTAATTCATAGGCTGCTATACACGGGTTATCTCTATAAAATTTAATTAATTCACTGCCTTGATCCATTATAATATCTAAATTTTTTGATACTTTACCCATTATCCTTATCTTCTTGTGTGGAATTAGTTTCTATATCATATCTATTTCCAGAGTAGCCGTGTCTCTGTTCTATTATACTATGTTCTTCTTCCTTATTTTTACGAATTTTTTCTGATAAATGTCTTTTCTTTTTTTCATCAAAAGCTACTGCCAAATCCACTATCGAAAATCCTTTAAATTCATTAGGATTTATTCTATCTTTTCTTCTAGTGGATAAATTTTCTTTTAAAGTTTTATTTTCCTTTTTTATTTTTTCAAGAGTAGAAGAGGTGTCTATCTGCTTAGCAACACTATTTTTACTTTCTCTTAATAATCTAAATTCAAAAATTCTATTTTTGGCCAAATCTAATATATCATCTATATCACTAGCGGTTAGTTCATCTTTTTCAAAATCATTTAAATAAACATCTACTAAATCATTATATAAAATAGCCTCTTCCTCATTAAATATATCATTTACCGGCACTAATTCTTTAAGAACTTTTTTAGGTTTTTTTACTGTGCCCATGGTTCATTTATCATCTCATCAGGATTTTTACCAGTTAATTCACAAGCTTCTTTAAAAAGAAATATTGTTTCTGGTGTAATTGCATGACTATAATATTCAATATCTTTACCAACAGATAATTCTATTTTTCTAACATTTCTAAGTGTTTTTAAAGTCTTTATATCTAAAGAAGAATTTAATTCATCAGCAGTATTATATAACCAATCAGACAATTCAATATCATCAAAAATAGAATACATATTAATTAATTCAGCAGATAGTGGATTTTTCCTTTTAAAATACATAATTAAAGATTTAGATATCTTACATTTAGTTTCCTCTTTATGTTTCTGACCAAGTTTAGAAGCACTTATAGCTCTTTTTGTTATTTCACTTAATCTAAAACCAGTAGGCCTACCTCTCTTACCGTGTCCAATAATAGTTCTGGTATTCATCAGGCCTCCACTTTAGAGGCTGTAGAAAATTTTTTACACTTAGGACATATAATACCTACTGTAATTTCAGAACCTAAAAATAACCTACCACAAGCATTACATTTTAAATGTGTTGACTTCCTTCTAGACTTTTTTGGCTTAGAAAATTTAAAAGATAAATTTTTATAATTATCAGCAAATTTACTTTCTTTATGTATTCTATCTCTATGTTTACGTACCCCACCTTTTGGTAAATAACGCCTATCAGTAGCACCAGGAGATAATTCTCCTATATTTTCATTTTTAAAATTATCATTCAATTATATACTCTTTATCCTCCTATCCTCATCTTTTATAATTAACATTAATCTGTCTTTTACTAGCTATATAATCCGATAGATATAAACACAACTCCTCTCTAGTATAATTATCTAATGATTTACTTGATTTATTAGAGCTCCAAAGACCATAATGATAATTAACACAGTTTCTAATAATATTATAAGATACATCCGATAACATACCAGTAGCAGCTTGAACTTCATCTATAAGTTCAGCAGCCAAATAAGGATGATTTTTTACAGTATGACCACTTCTATCCATCCCTTGTTTTCTTAAATCATGAATTATAGCCGCAGAAATAACTTCATCCCTTCGCTGTTCACAATCCAGTGCCCTACATAATTCATAAATTACAGTTACTACTTTTTTAGTATGCAATATAGTACCATCAGCGCCCAACTCATCTAATGGATGATATTTTCCACTCGTAGAAGCAGGACAATTTTCAAAAAAATAATCTGGGCTAGCCACCAAACATAATCTAGTAAATTCTTTTATTTGCTCATTAAATATTAATGCTAATTCATCTTCAAATGTTTTTATTTTATCCTCAAAATTCATAATTTTTTCCTTTTCCTTGTTAAATATTAACGAGATCTAAATGTGGTATTACTAGTATCAACATCAATACTAATCCTTTCTATAGAAACTGAGTTATGATTCGGATTATAGCCTGGAGCCTTCCAACCATACTCTCCTCCGCCAGCATATCTACCAATATTTGTTCTAGGATTAATAGTTAAATTTCTATATCTATAATTTATATCTTCTGTTATTGGATATCTTTCTCTTGTAGTTACCCAACTAGGAAGTGCATATTCTTCTATCGGAATTGACATTAAATAAACCTCCTAAATATTAATTTTTTTTAAATTTTAATATTACGTGTGGAATTCTTATATGCATATTCCTCATATTCATCGTTTTTGTTTGGCCAAATACCAGACGCATCAACCTTATTAGATTTCATAAAAGACATTAAATTTAAAGCAAA